GTCCATTGCCAGGTGGGGTATGGGTGGTCGTGCCCTGAAGCAGAAGGCTATCGACTGGTGCTCTGCTCGCAGTGGTGGGGAAGGTAAACTTGCTGAAAGGCTCGCAGCTTTAGAAATTTCCTTGCAATCTGCCCTTGACCGCAATAAGGTACTCGAAGAACAGGTAGCTTTGCTGACTAAGGATGTGAAGCCTACCTCAGGAGCAGCCCTTAAACCCTTGTGAGGTAATTATGTCACTGTTGACTGTGGTTCAGGAGTTTTGTCGGCGCACGGGACTCTCTGTCCCATCGTCAGTAGTAACTTCGAACAATCCCCAGACCCTGCAAATCCTCGGCCTCTGCAACGAGTTGGTCACTGAGATGGTATCAGACAGATACTCTTGGCGAGCACTTCAGCAAGAGGCCACCTTCCTTACCATAGCTGGGGAATCTCAAGGGTCACTCTACTCCCTTGCCGGTGATGGGTACCTCAACATCATCCCAGGAACTATCTGGAACCGCTCTCAGAATGTGGAAATCTGCGGCCCTCTCTCACCTGAGGAATGGCAGATCAGGAAGGCTATGCCGCAGACTGGTACAGCCTATTACTACCGTATCCGTGGAGAGGAACTGCTCTTTCACCCACCTGTCAGCAACCCAGGCGAGACTATTGCCTTCGAGTATCGCAGTGACTGTGCGGTCAAAGCTGCTGATGGTACCCTGAAACCTGCCTTTACCGCAGACACTGATACCCTGATTATCCCTGAGCATCTACTCTCCATGGGATTGCGCTGGAAGTGGAAAGAGGAGAAGGGACTGGAATTCAACACAGCCTATCAATCTTGGGCAAGCCTAGTCAGGCAGTCGGCTTCAGGGGATGGAACCAAGGAAATTCTGGACATGACCTGCACTACTCCGGTCAGATTGCCTGGAATCCTTGTGCCTTATGGGAGTTATAACCAATGAGAGGTAAGAGAAAGGTAAACGCATCGGTACTGCCAGCTCCAGTAGGTGGTTGGAACGCCCGGGACAGTTATCAAACCATGCCAGCAACTGACGCAGTGAAACTGGAGAATCTCTACCCAGGGACTACTTCGGTATCTCTGCGTAGAGGAGAAACTGACTGGGCTACTGGGCTTGGCGCACAGGTTAAGACTCTGATGTCATTCTCAGGGTTTACTACCAGCAAACTCTTTGCCAGCACAAACTCCGGGGTTTATGACATTTCCTCTGGTGGAGCTATAGGCGCGACGGTTGCCTCACTGACTGAAGGTTATGTCAGCCATGTCAACCTGAACACTCTGGGAGGGAATTACCTCTATCTCTGCAACGGAGTGGATAAGCCGTTACTCTACGATGGGGCTACCTGGACAGCTATTGACTCAGTTTCTACCCCAGCGATTACTGGCGTAACCTCGACCTTGCTGAGCCATATCACAGTGTTCAAGCGTAGGGTCTGGTTTGTCGAAAAAGGCTCAATGTCGCTGTGGTATCTGCCTGTAGGTCAGCTTGGTGGGGCAGCGGTAGAGTTTGATGTAGGTCAGCTCTTCAAGCGTGGCGGGACTGTGGTAGCCTCTACTGCTTGGACAGTGGATGGCGGTGAAGGTCTGGATGATTACTTTGTCATAGCCACCTCGCAAGGGGAACTGGCTGTCTACAAGGGAACTGACCCAGCCAGCGCCTCTACCTTCACCTTGGTTGGAGTGTTCTACATTGGGGAGCCGCTGAATAACCGATGCTTCACGGCCTATGGTGGTGACTTATTGTTCCTGAGCAAGCTGGGAGTCTACCCAATGAGCAAGGTTCTGTCAGCCAGCCCAACGCTCAAAGGACTTAACCTGGACGACAAGATTGGCCCGGCATTCCAGGCGGCAGTGGAGGCTGGTGGCAGCTTACCCGGCTGGATGATGTGCGCTTACCCAACTGTTGGGGCCTTGCTGGTGAATGTCCCTGTGGTTGCAGACACTCGCTGGGATCAATATGTGCTGAACTTGTCCACTGGAGCTTGGTGCAGCTTCGTTGGCTGGAATGGTCAATGCCTCGCAGTCCACGCAGGGAACCTCTACCTAGGCAAGAATGGTACAGTGACCAAGATTTGGGTAGGTGACTCTGACTTGAATGGTAACTTGATAACAGGTACAGCTTACCAGGCATTCAATTCCTTCAACGGGTTCGGCTCAAACAAGCTGGTTACTTTGATGAAGCCATTCCTGAGGGTCAGTGGGAATTTCTATGTCTCAGTAGGGACTAGCGTTGACTATGACCTGGATGATGAGTTCAGCTTAGAGTTGGTCAGCATAAACGGCGGAGGGGTTTGGGATACCTCACTCTGGGACAGCGGAGTATTCGACACAGAGGGTATTTCCTGGCAGAACTGGTTTACTCCGAGCTACAAACTCGGCCAAGCAGTCAGTGTTAAGATGCAATTCTCAGCCAATGTAGCTGGGGTTGCCTGGAATGCTACTGAGGTACTTTACCAAAACGGAGGACTGCTGTGATAACCACGGATTTCAGAGTAGTCGCGCCTTACCTCTACGACAAAACCGGGTTAGTCAGTGTGCCAAGCCATACTGCTTACATTGGTAGGATAGGGCGCGACGGCAAGATTTTGGCTGGGATAGCCTTCCATGACTACATCGCAGGTAGGGTAGCTTCGGTTACTCTGGCCTGCGAGGAGTACGGACTAGGCAAAGAGTTGCTGAGATTTGGGTTCAGGTATGCTTTCCGTCAGCTGGGAGTGCGGAGATTGACCTCTACCATTGATTCCGGTAACTCTAAAAGCCTACACCTGACGCAGCGGTTAGGGTTTGAAGTCGAGGCAACACTGAAGGGCGCAGGTAAGACAGGTGACTTGATCTGCCTAGCCCTCTGGAAAGACAATTGCAGATTTATTAAGTGAGGCAAGTATGGGAAAGAGTAATGATTACCCAGATTCACCGGACTACGCAGCAGCCGCTGAAGCTCAAGGCGCAGCTAACAAAGATGCCTTCCTGTCGGCTATCCAAGCTCAGCGAATTAACCAGAGCAATCCCTACGGTAGTTCACAGTGGACTTACAACGGCAGTGCTGTAGCTCCGACTATGGACAGCTACATGGCAAAGGTAGGTACTCAGCAGGAGCAGGCTATCCCTGGAATTGATGCTGGAATGTTCTCCTCAGACCCTCAGATGATTATGGGTACCTACACTGAGGATATGGCGCGAGAGGACTACAACAAAGCCATGCAGGAGTTCCAGATAGCTTCCATGGCTAATCCGGGCGATTGGTCACTGGAAACCACCCTGTCGCCCGAGATGCAAGCGATCTATGACCAAGGCTACGATGCTTACCTGAAAGCCTTCCAGCAACAGCAGGCCAACCCTCTGGACACTTCCGGCCTAACCGCTGGTGGTGATTGGAGTATGCTGACTAATGCCCTGACTGGCGGTAGTGATGCCTACTCTAAGGCCTATTATGACCAGGCAACCAGTCTGCTCGGTGACAAGTATGCTGCGGAAGAGCAGGCTATGCGGAGTCAGTTGCTGAACTCTGGCCTGACTGAGGGGACAGAGGCCTATGACCGTGAGATGAATGACTGGCTGAATGCAAAGAATGCAAATTACTCAAACATTGCAAATCAGTCTATCCTCACTGGCAGCACTCTGAAGAACCAAGACATCAACTCATTGGTTAGTGCGCTGTCTGCTCAGGATCAGGCACGAGCTGGTCAGCTGCAAGAGGCTACCTATATGTACAACCAGCCTATGGCAACAGCTCAGACCTTCCTATCTGGGTTGCAAGTGCCGCAATTCTCTGGCAGTTCTGGTGGTGGCAGCTATCAAGGGGAGGACATCCTCGGAGCACTGAATAACCAGTACAATGCTGACATGAACGCGGCAAATGCTGATGCAGCCCAGCAACAGAACTTGATAAACACCCTAATGCAAGCGGGGATGACTGGCGCTCTGTGGCTCTCAGATCGCAGGTTGAAGTCAAACATCAAGTCCCTGGGCCGGAAAACCTCCCTTGGCATTCCGCTGTACAGCTACACTATCTTTGGCAAGGATCAGGTCGGAGTTATGGCTGATGAGGCAAGGGAAATCGTCCCGGATTCAGTCCTTGAGACTCCAAGTGGCTATCTGATGGTGGATTATTCTAAGGTAGGAGGTGTGTAATGGCGACCTGGATGCCTTCGGGCCTTCAAGCTCAGTATGACAGCATAGGCTCAGAGGATAAGCTCAAGCTGGCTTTGCTGCAGAATATGGCTCAGCAAACTCCGCAGGCCCAAATGGTAGGTGGCAGGTATATCGCTCCGGGCCTTGGTGCGGCTATGCCTCTGATTGCTGCCTTGGTTGGCGGGAAGGTGCAGAGCAACACTGAGGCTGAGAAGAATGCCTTCCTGCAGCAGAACGCGGATAAGATTCACGGCTTCGGCCCTGAGCAGCTGATTGGCAAGGCACCTTTGCAGGATATTGCGGCATTTAACCAGTCCGGCGACTTCAGCCAAGTGAGTGATCTGACCAAGCCAGGTAAAGCTCAGACCATTCCAGTTGGCGATGCCTTCCTCAAGGATGGTGCCTGGATGCAGAAGGTTAAGACTATCATGCCAGATGGTTCAGTAGTTGAGAGCACTAAGTACGCCGGAAATGCTAAGCAAGGCCCAGTCACCTATAGCCAGGAACCTATGCGGCATCCGCAGACTGGAGCATTGCTTGGCATTAAGGTAACTGGTAGTGACGGTAGTGTTAAGGTAGTGAATGCTCCTGAGTATGCTATGATGACTCAGGCTGGTAGGCAGGGGCAAGTACCTCCAGCTCCTAATCAGCTCCCTGGCCTTGGGGCGGCAAATCCGAACGAAGCAGTGCTGGATACTCCGATAGCTGGTATGGGTCAAGGTAATGGCGCGACACCTCCGCCACCTCCGATACCTTCAGCTATGCCGCCGACTCCGCAATCTGCTGGGCAACCACCGATTCCTGGGATACCTCAGGCAGTAGCTCAAGCTGGCATGCCTAGAGTTTCCAAGCAGGGTGGCGTGACTACAGTTGAGGGATTGCCGCCCGGTCAGCCAGCTAGGGTAGACAGAACTCCTGTAGGCTATAACTCCAAGGGTGAGCCGATCTATGCCCCAACTGATGAGTTTAAGACTTCCAGTCGGCTTATGAGTGCCAATGCAGCTGGAAATGCCCCAATGCTGACTGAGTACATAGGCCAGATTAAGGAACTGGCTGCTGCCGAGGATGCCTTAGCTGGAACTTCCAACTACATAACTGGTATGCGAGAGGTGCTGAAGGGTAATTCTTTCTCAGGTCCGTGGGCACAACTCCAAGCTGACGCCGGCGCAGCAATCAATGATGTATTCGGACTGACTCCGGATGCTCTGGCTAAGGTAAGCAACACCAAGTATATGCAACACTTGAATGCTGATAAATTGGCCAAGATGCTGCAAGATAGCTCGCTGGGCAGAACTCTTACCGACTCAGATATGAAGTTGATGGCTCAAGCTCTGGTATCACTGGATGGGACACCGCAGAGCAGAGAGCGGGTGCTGATCGAGTTTGACAGGCTGTTTACCGACCAAGCTAACAAGCTGGCTAAGACTAGGGAATACCTATCAGGCCTGAGTGAGACCAATGACGGGTTTAGGCAAGCCTCAGCCTTCCTGGGTAGACCTACTGGAGCAGCCCAAGCAGTCCAGCGGAACCAGGATAGCAAGCAAGCTGAGGCTGAAGCCCAAGCAGCTAAGGAAGCTGTAGCTCC